CATTAAACGATACCGTAGGCGCAGTTACATCACCGGAAAGAGAGAAGTTGCGAGCAGTAGCAAGGGTAGTTGCAGTACCTGCGTTGCCTGCGATGTTTGCTTGCCAAGAAAGCGACCCTGCGGTTGTACCTGCGGTAAGGACTTTCCCGCTATTGGTTGTTCCCGTTGCAGGAACGTGGAGGTTTCCATCACCCGTTGGGTGAGAGTAGTTATTATATTCCGTAGAAATCGGAATATTGTAGTAGGTGCTTCCGTTGTTGGTGAACTCCCAACGGTCGCTTGTTTCGTTCCAACGCAGCGTAGTGGTTGTACCCGTTCCACGCTTAACTTCAATACCTGCGTTTTCTGATGGGGCTACGCTGCCTATGTCTGCATTAAGGGTGATGATGTTATCACCAATTTGCAAATCAGTTGTATTTACGTAAGTGGTAGTACCTGTTACTGTTAGGTCAGTACTAATTACAATTGCACTTCCGTTATATGTGATAAGCGAGTTCTTAAACTGCTTGTTAATTCCATCATAAAGAGGAATTGTTCCATCGGTAATTTGGTCAATGTTAGCAAGGCTAACCGTTGCTATACCACCTGCCAATGCTACCGAGATACCATCACCTGCTGCAACATCTTCAATGTCACCACTTACAGGCTTCCACGTTGGGGTTGCTCCACCAGCGGTACACAAGAAGATTTGACCTCCGTTGTAATAGATTTGTCCCTCAACAGGGTTTGATGGCGCTGTGCCTAAAGGTTGAATGACTGCATTTTGCAGTTCATTTTTATTTAGGTCAATGTGGTTTAGGAATTTTACTGCCATAATTAATTAAGATAAGCCTTTCCGGAGAAAGTTCCACTAAAATATACAATAATTTGATTGATTGTTACATATGAAATGTCGCCAATGACAACACTCCCTGCGGAGTCAACAACCATTACCGATGGATATTTACCAAGGTTATGATTGATTGTCCAAGTGTTTGATGCTACTGATTGAGTGTGTGTATACTCAACTGCTCTATTTTTCCAAGTGGAAGTGGATGAGTCATAACGAATAGAATCTCTATTGGAAGGATCTGTTATTGAAACATCGTGCAACTCCCCTAACTCGAATCCATTCTGAATATTAATAACCATTGACCCTGCCGTTGGGTGTGAGCGTGTAACAACGCCCAAGAACACGGCATGGTTTGGTGTTTGCGGTGGAACTGATATCATTTGACCCGCAACTGTGTTAAGCCACATATTGGTTCCAGCTACAACCTCTGATGTGTCAAGAGTATGGATTGTGCCAAGAACTGTTACATAACCATCAGACTCGTGAGCAATATTGCCATTTACAATACCAAATGTCTTTGATGATGTACCCTCTGATGTCGCAGATGCGAGGGCTATAGTCGGTCTGTTTCCGGTGGAACCATTTAAATAAATAACGCTTCCGTTTGGAATGAGAGAACCGCTATTGTTTCTTACGGCAATGTCAATGCGTTCCGCCTTATCTACTACTCCATCGTTATCTGTGTCGTATGTAGCACGAAGCATGAAATTACCAGCACCTCCGCTTATTCCAAGGTCGGCAGCAACGTCAGACGTTAGACGACTAACTACTCGTCCGTTCTCATCAACAGTAAGGTAAACATCAGCCACACTTGCGCTAACATTTGGGGAGACAAATACGTCATCCTCAAAGTGCTTTTCGCCCTTGATAAATTGATTACCAAGGGTCCTAACAAATGTTTGAATATTCTCTAATCTATTCACAAGTTCCAGTTACGGAGTTTGATGGATAAAATACTGAAGAATTATACGTGTCGTCCTCGATAAACAGATCATTATTGCTTTCTTGAGCCTTTGCCAAAAGCGTGGCATCAGATTTAATATAATTTACAATTCGTTTGTTTATATATTCAATCTTTGGGTCAATAGCATTAGTCAATGAATCAAGAGATGAATTATCAAGAGAGGACTCCTCGTTTTTGGTTTTACCAACTCCTGTACGTATTAGCGCAATAGTTGTACGTACTGAATATAAACACAAACTATATTTTACGAGTTTAAAAAGGCCCAATTCAATTTCCGTTAGGTTTTCGTCATAAACCTTTTGCTCCAGATCATCATACAAAGATGAGCCAAGGAGGTCTTGGATTGATGTTAATTGCTCAAGGCTAATTATTGACAAGAGGTTTGCCCTATCAAGCCGTTTGGGCATTGGATAGTTTTGATAGATGTAATTGTCATCTATGAATATTACCTTAACCATTGTTCTTGGGTTGAGTTATGTCGGTTGTATTTGCTCCCTTAATTGCCTCAAGATTGATCTGTTCTTCAATGATTGACAATTCAATCTTTTCATAATTAACCGTAGATAAAACACGATTAATTGCATCCATTAACATTTGACGATTAGGCAACGTCTCCGTAGCACGGAAGATTTGATATGCGGTCACAAGTTCGTTTCCGGTTCCACCAAGTTTTCCAGCGACCATAACGCCAAACAATGTTGGAGATGTCACGTTGTGAGCCGTAAGAATCTTTGAGTCATTAAGGCGAGCAAGAATATCAACAGTCTTGTCAAGGTTATTGACATCAAGAGCCTTGAACTCGGGAGCCTCGTCTTTAGACTTTACCCAAGACACAATAACTGGCTCTGCCTCCGAGCCGACAAAAGAAGCCTTGAATTTTTCGTACTCCTCACGCTTTTGCTCATTGCTCATGTTACGTCCAATAAACGTAGCGAGAACCTTTGGTGTGAATGAATTTGCTGCGGAGTTACGGATATGCTTTCCAAATTCAAAGTCAGCATTGATAAAGTGAAAAGCAGAAATATAGTTTGGTATTCCGTAGTAAGAGTTGCCGCTATATGGGTTCTTTACGTATATGATTTGTTCACGTGTCTTATCGTACTTATCAAACGCCTTAACCTTAATTGGGGCGTTGTCTTGCATTGATGCAGCCATATTCCCGAAGCGCCTACGAACGATATAATGCGTAATTTTACCATTTACAGGCTCTGCCGCCCGGACACCTTTTATGTCAAGGGAACGGAACTCTACTAATTTTGTGTGGTCTTGATTCCATTTAACATAGAATGCGAATGCGCCATGTAGTTCGTATTGAAAGGCTGCGTGTACGATTTGCGAATACAAGCCTTCAGATTTCCCAGCGCAGTTTGCAATGAATGCCTTAATCTCCGCTTGTTTTGCAGGTGTTTTATAGGCATCAATATTGTAATCAATATTTCTTCCAGAAACCATCTTTGATTTCTTCGTAACAATCCCCGAATGAACCGGAGACTGCTTAAACATTTTTTCCAATATAATAGAGAAGTCGTCTCCAGCACCAAACTTGATGTAATCGCCAATTGGAGTGTTACCAAGGGAGTAACGTCCATTAAGAGATTCAATTGATTTCTCAAGAGGGTTGCTTGATACGTTACCTTCTGTCGCCACAACATATGTATTCGAGGCGAAGTAATCTACGATGTTGTCCCAGAGTCCCATTATATATAATTTACAAATTACTGATTTTTACTGTATCAGAAAACAGTTTGTTTTCGCTTGTTGAATTTACGTATTCATGGTCAATTACATTGCAAAGATAACGACCGTAGTCGCTATTTGCTCCTGAAAGCACAATATAATACTCTCCACCCTCAATCGATGTTTCAAGTAAATTAATTGGAAGCGTTATAAAATCACTACATGGTCCGTAAGAGCCAATATCAGCAACGCCATAAAAGTTGTACTCTTTTGTTCCTACAACCTTTTCAAGTTTTACATTAAAAAAATTACTTCCGTCCATGTCGTATGTACGGATGAATGAAATGTAATTTACAAGGCCGTTCTTGAGTGACTTCATGTGTTTTTTAATAAAAAGGGGAGGAGTTTCCCCCTCCCCCAAATTTAACTACCGTTGGGCTGTTATTAAGCAGCAGCAACAACTTTAGCGAACTCCGTGGTAGGAACAGCCAAAGCAAGGCCATTCTCATCACCAACCAAAGTCAATTGGTAGCGGTTCTTGTCAGAACGAGCAGCACCTGAAGCGCCATCAACAGATGAAGCGTAAAGTCCAAACTCATAACCAACAGCGTGGATAGTTCCAGCAGCAGTCTCAACGAAAGCAACAAGTTCAGCACCGGGGATAGCAAGGGCGTTCAAAGCATTGCGGTTTTCAACCTTCATGCGCAAGAACTCAATTTGAATCGTAGGTACAGCGGTAACAGTTCCATCAGCAGCAACGGTCTTAACGTCCGTGAAGTTAGAGAAACCATCCTTGTTATTGAACTGAAGAGCCAAAACTTCACCAGCAACTGGAGCAGTTACAATGGTAATCTCACCATCAGCAACCGTAGCATCAACGTCAGCACGGTTCATCAAATAGATTGATTTCAAACCACCAGAGGCAACTTCGCCACAAGCGTAAGAAATATCAAGACCAGAAAAATTTACAGGACAAGCCATTTTTTATATTAGGTATTAAAGGGGGGCTTTTACACCCCCCGTATTATTAATTAGGCAGCGTAAACGATTTCCTCGCCCTTCAAGTAAGAGAAGCCCAACTTGAATTGACCCCAGATCTTGTCAGAAGACAATTCAGCCTCCCACTTCATGTCGATAGCACGAACGTCATTGTAGTCGTCAGTCAACATAACGATGTTTTCTGGAGCAGAGATGAAGAACGTGTTAGCAGCCAAAGAAGGGAAGTGAACAACCTCCATACCGTAGTATGCGGGGATGTTGCCCTCTACAACGCCTTGAGCAGTCGTAGTGTACAAACCTGCGATAGCGATCTGGTATGCTTGGATAGCAGCAGTACCCATGAAGAAAGCTGGCTTCAAGGAACGGTCAGCGTCACCGTAAACGGCAGACAACATAACTGGAGACATTGCTTGGTAAGCACCTTGCATATCACCCAAGATAGAAGCAGGAGTGATGTTCGTTACAGAAGTGTAGTCGATAACGGAAGCGTCAGAAACCATTTCGGCAACCAAAGTGGTAGCAGCCAATTCCAAAGCCTTTTGAGCAGACAATTTAGCGAAGTAATCAAAAACCCAGTCTTTGAACTCAACATCCATAGTCTCCTCGTTATGCTGACCTTTCTTCAACAATACAGAGCGATAAGTAGTCTCAAGAACATTCTTGCAGTTCAAGAAAGCCCACTTGTAGGTGCTTACGGTCATCTCCTTCTCATCGATAGAGGCAGAAGATTGGGGGTCGAAAGCACACAGATCAGAACCAAAAGTCAAAGAAGCATCAAAGATGGGAACTTGAACTTTGCTCTTAACACCGTCAACAAGACGGAAGCGGTCAAGCACTTTTGCACTCTTCACCATAGAATCGATGAAAAGGCCGGGGGTGCGATTGCCCCATTCCAAAGTAGCAACTGAAATAGCCATTTTAAAGGATAGATTTATTTATTTAATTTACAATTTTAATAAAAACGCTTGCCAAAGAACTTGTCAATCATATTTACTTTCTCTGAAGTGATTCGCTCAAAGGAACGTGTCTTGTCTTCAGCCACCTCATTAGAAGGCTCAACACCCTCTTGTTCGGCAGACAAAGCCAATTCAGCCTCTAAAACAGAGTTCTCTTCGGACTCTTGATTTTCAGCAGAGAATTTCTCCTCTACTACCTCTTCAACCATTGGAGTTTCTTCAGAGAAAACAACTTCCTCTACTTCGTTAACTCCCTCAACAACCTCTTGTGCCTCTTGTGCAACAGGTTCCTCGGTAGACATTTCGACTACCTCTTCTTCTACAACCTCGGATGACTCCTCGGTTTGTGCGAGTTGCTCTTGATTCTCCGATAGAAGTTCCATGATGGCCAATTGGTCATCAGAAATCTTTGCAATCGTAGCCTCAAGTTTAGCAATGCGCTCACCTAATTCTACAGCGAATTTGAAATCCATTTCATTATTCAACTTATGTTCAACGATATCGGTTTTGATTTCAATGGAAAAACCATTGAGTTGGTTAGATTTAATTTCCTCCCAAAGTTGCTCCGACTCAATTTGAGCCTTAACAAATACAGTTCCAATCGGAAGATTGTAGCCGTATGCGTTGCTTTTGTCCTGCTCTGCCTCTTTCATCCAAACCTCAAGCATTGTAACGTCTTTTGTTTCAATAGCGTGTTCGATGTTGAAAGAGTTGAACAGTCCACTCTTGCTATATTTATACATTATCTTTTCAATCGTTTCCTTTGGGAATACAATGTTGTATTCTCCCATTACTGCACTTCTGCGGTAGATGGGCATATCAGGAATCATGATTGGGCCGACAACTTGTTTCTTCTCCTCGTTCGCAAACTTGAACGAGTGTTCTTCCTCTGAAGACAACGTGATAAAACCCTCCTCAATTGCTGGGCGGTTTACCAATGAAATTCTAAACATACCGCTATCCTCGTTTTCACCGAGGACAACCTTATAAAGAGGTAGGTTATTCATTATTGTCTCCTTTAAGATTTAGAGCCTTTAAAAATTCTTCTTCGTTAACGGGAATCCCATCTTTCTCAAATTGCTTTAGTTGTTCTAATGCAATCTGAAGGCGGTTATTCACATCATTAACCATTAATAACATATCAATGATGCCATCAAGCATCTCCTTGTCTTCCGGGCGCTGATGCGCTGACATCTTTTGGTTTCTGATCTGTTCCATCTTTCTGATGGCCCAGTTCACACCTGAAGTACCTCCCCAGATCAACCAGGCCACGTAGCCACGGTCTTTCCAAGGCGTTGATGCGTACTTTGGGTCCACGGCAGCATTCTTACGATGACGTGCAAATGAGGCCATGCGAGCAATCGTGGATGCAGACAAACTTTCTCTTGATGCGAGTTGGTTGGCCCTTGTCCACCCTACGATAGTTCCACCCTTAACCTCATCCCCATGCTCATCCTTCCAACGCAATGCACGCTTTGCATTGTTGGTAGCAGAGATAGGATAATCGTTGTAAGTTTTGGCCATTACATTAATTTACAAAAATTGCTTCAACTTTACCATAAACATAATCATCGTACAGCTTTGCATCAGAGAAAGAAACGATAATCATCTTCTCTCCGGTTGAACCTATCTTCATTACCTTATTAAAAAAGAATCCATTGTTAAAGTAGAGTACCGGGAATGCTGCATAAAAAACAAACTTCGTGTTATACGCTGCGAGGAACTTGTCTGATTCTATTAAATAGTAATACGCATCCAATTTACTGCCATTACGTGTTGCGAACCGCAAGTCCATATGCGTTTCATCACCATTAAATGGATATCCTTGTAGTTTGACATCAGCAAGGACCTTGTAATATATTTGGTCTGAAAGTTGGCCGAACGAATTATATCTCTGCCATTTTGGATATCTAACGACAGTCTTTGTTGGTGATTGCTTTAAGTAAAATAAACGAAGCCCAATCTTTTCAAAGTCTTGAATTTCGCCTTTTATCTGTCCGGATTCTTGAATTGAAATCAAACCATCACGAACAAGAATAGAATCATTGAAGGCATCGTCTTTAGCACGTACTGACTTATCGATTGGGTTTATCAATCCACTAATGAAAGAAACCTCATAATCAGTTTTTCCGTTTACATCATACTCTCCCTTATAACTTCCAACGCTTAATCCATTTTCAAAAACATCATACAAGCCATCAAATTCTTTGTTTGATAGCGTTAATATTTTTGGCGCTGACTCACTTACAGAAACCTCAAATTCCTTTAAGTTGTCAATGTATTGGTCAATCAATACATCGGCAGTACGTATGTCGTTGATATTGTCAACTATAAAACTGTCATATCCGGGACGATAATCATACATTATGCTCAAGTTGAACCTTTTAAGCAAATCGACAAATACATCATATGCTGATATAGATGTGTTGTTGTTGAAGGAATCTTGAAACGAAAACTTGTCGTTAATGGAAGTTGCAGTAACTCTCGAGTGATTGTTTAACTTAACTCCCAAGTCGAACCAAGAGTATCCGTGAACACGGCTCTTCATTATGTCTTTCGCATACAGATCAGCGCCTCCAGCAATCGTGTATGATTCCTTAACTCCTCCGTTTCCGTATGTTGTTGACTTATGATTAACAACAAGATTTCCACTTGTCATGACCATCGATATAGCATAACTATATCTTGTTCCTCCAAGAAGTGGGTAATCCTTTGTTTCATCAATATACCCGGTGAATGATGGAAATTCAAGCGTATTTCTAAACGGCTCTATTCCGCTTGGCAAATCAATAAAATTTGTTGGGTAATCAATTCCACCAACAGTTGCGAAAGATGCAGATGAAGGGGAAATGCTTATCTCGTTGCCAGAAGAGTCAAGTAATGGTATTCTATATGTTGGCGAAGAAGATGTAACAAATCCAGCGTAAACATCTAAATAAGGGGTAAATTTAGCATTGGCAAGACTCGTTGTAAAAATCTGAACAGCGGTTGGTACTATAATTCCATCAATGTCATACTCTGATGACAGTATTGTGTATTTTAATCCGCTAAATACCGCATTGTTTGTTCCATTTGAAAAAGCAACCTTGGCCTTGAATTCATTTGCATACGACACATATCCAATTCCCTCATCGCCATAATCAGTAACTCCGGTAGATGTTCTGTGCTGATATCCGTAAGTATAATCTATATCAGCCTCTTCTGGATTATAGTTGGTTGGTCCAAACGGCTCGTATGTGTCACGAACTGTTAACTTGTAATTCTCAATGTTCCCAACATTTACATATTTGGTGAGACCACCAACCACAACCTCAATGGGGTCAATGGTTGTTTGGTCCAAGTTATGGTCAACATTATAAGGGAATGGGAATAGGTAAGAAATCCTCGTGTCTGCTGAAGAACTTGATAGTGATGTTGGGTATAGCATATACAAATCATCAGATGTCCATGAACCAGTTCCGTCAACAAACTTTGAAGACAAATCGAATCCAAGCACACTAAATATCCTTGATATGAAGCCCTGAACCTTTAAAGCTGGCATCAACCCAACTTTCTTGTTCGTTATGCCCCATGCAGTAAATTGACGTGATGGAAATCCATCTCGCTTTTGAATATCGTCTACATCAATAAATGGAATCTCAATGTCCCTATTGTTGTAATCTTGCTCTCCGGTTAGATAGTTGTATAGCGTTCTTTCAGTTGTTGAAAATGTGTCATTATACAGATCGGAGAACTTTAGGTCCTTCAATTGTTTTGAGAATACGGAAACCTTAT